CCCAAGGCATCTAATAAAACTTTTACAGTTGCCGCTGTTGCTGGGTATTTTTATATAAACGGAATTAAGAGAAATGAATTAACCCTTTATGAAGGCACTACGTATACTTTTAACAATGCTGATCACACAACACACCCTTTTAGATTTTCAGAAACATCAGATGGTACACATAACGGTGGTTTAGAATACACGACGGGTGTAACAAACCCAGGTTCATCTCTTATAACGTTTACCGTACCTATAAATGCACCATCAACCCTATACTATTACTGTAGTAATCATCCAACGATGGGGTCGAATTTCAATATAAAACAACCCAGATACATGAGATCGATAGGATCAAGGATAATAGATTATGCAGATTTAATAATAGGTGGTCAAACTATCCAACGTATAACGGGTGATTACATATACATGTATAATCAAATACACGATACGTTTGACGATAACGACCAAACAAATTACTTTCTATCAGGACAAAATTATTACATAGTACCAAGTAGTGGAGAATATACGTATAATGTTCTTTTACCTTTCTATTTTTTTAGACACCCAAGTTTATCTATACCAATATGTGCATTAAGAAAACAAATTGTAGAAATACATATAAAATTCAAAAAAATAGAGGATGTCACACTCAGTTATACATTAAGTAATGGTGGAATAGAAAGCCCTCCATCTGACATATCAGCTTCCATAAAAGATGTTTCCTTAATAACAGATTTCTTTTACATAACAGAAGACGAAAAAAACTTTTTACTGACTAGTGAGAAAGAATACGTCATTACACAACTTCAAATGTCACAATTTAAAATGAATCCTTCTATATCCAAAAAATCAATTATGATTAATTTTAAAAATCCCGTAAAAGAGATGTTTTTTATGGCTGTGAGTGATGATTTAAGTAAATATAATCCAATAAAAAATGTTAATTTAAAATTTAATAATAATGTTATATTCGATGCTGATAATTTAACTCTGAGTTACGATCATCCACTCAAATATTATACAGGGACAACAAAAAATAATTTTGGTGTGTATAGCTTTTCATTAAAACCCGAAATATTTTATCCAACCGGACAAGTTAATATGAGCAGGATATCTCATAAACTATTAGAAATTGAACTCGATAACCCAGATCCATCCTTTGGACACACGGTATACTTATACGCGGTTAACTATAATACGTTATGTATTAAAGGAGGATTAGCAGGTTTAAAATTTTAGTGAGTTATACTAGTAATGGCTGGTAGATTACAGCTATCAACAGAGGGAACACAAGACGTATTTTTTACAGACGACCCAGAATATACGTATTTTGTTAAAGATCATATAAAACATAAAAACTTTTCAATATTTAACACCGATCTAGACGTAACAGGTGAAATAGAATTTAATAATACATTAGAATGTACAATACCACAAAATCAGGGTGATCTTATTAAAAATATAAGTGTAAAAATAGAACTTAATCCAATACCACAAAACCACTTAGGGTCTCCTTACATTGGGTTTGGATACCTAGAAACTATAGGTCACGCCATGATAGAATACGCACAATTGTACATAGGAAGTGAATTAATTCAGCGTATAGATAGCGACTTTTTAGAAATTTATTCAGAAAATTTCGTTACACAAACAAAACAAGAAAATTTATCGAAACTTATCGGAAAACCACCTCTAGAGAAATCTGGTACAGAAGTATCAGATACGTCTATAAATTCATATTTAGGATTTGCAGATACATCAAACGCGTATCCTAAATCGTTTACAGTAAATTTACCATTTTATTTTCATAATAACCCAGAACTTGCTATACCCATATGTGCTATAACACAACAGGAAATAAAAGTCGTTTTAAAATTACGAGACGTGAACGATTGTATATACGGAAGAGTTCATGCTTCTTCGAAAGACTATAATATGTATTGTGCAGGAAGTCCCAAAGGTCTAATAAAAAATTTAAAAATTTCAACAGAAATGATAGAATTAATTCGAGATGAAAAAGAAAAATTACAAAATTATAGAATTAACCATATAATAACACAAATCCAACAAAACAAAAGAACAATACCCGCGCACCCAACTTCAAATACAGTAAACCAAACCATCGAACACAGACTTAATTTTAAAAATCCTGTAAAGGAACTTTTCTTTGTGATACAGAGGAAAAATAACAGGGTATTAGATAGTACAGATTTTACGAGTACATTCGATTACGATCTTAAAGATTACCAATTTTTAAATGGAGAATATTTAAATTTTGAATCTTTACGAAATTTACAATTAAGTTTAGACGATAAAATTATATTAAATGAAAAAACAGGTGATATTATAAATTTACGAGCAATTCAAAGTGGTATACATCATTCAAGAACACAATTATTCAGAAGATTTTATTCGTATAGTTTTGCTTTGGAACCAGAACGTTGGTATCCTACGGGACAAGTTAACTTTAGTCTTATAAAAGATCAGAACATAAAACTCACTCTTAACCCAGATTACGATCAAGGTATAAGAGAGCTTAGAGTTTATGCCCTTAGTTATAATATTCTCAGGATAGAGAACGGTATAGCTACGACACTATTTAACATATAATGAGTCAAATAGAGAAAGACGCGAATGCCGATTTAATTGGTCAGGTTCAGGACTCCGCTATTAATATTATACAACCAATTTTAGAACAGTCTGTAATACTTGCAGCTGAATACGCTAAAGCGTGTGGAAGAGATACAGTACTTTCAGAAGATTTAGAATATGCCATGAAATATTGTACGATGTACGAGGTTGGTAAAAAAATAGGAACACATTTTCCAGATATGTACGATGAATCTGATACCGATGATGACGAAATAGAAACAGTAGACGAAACAGAAGAAGATATAAAATTTGAAAGGTATTCTGGAAGAGAATACAAGTTTGTAAAAATGAATTTAGCTTACGATAACTGGGAAAAATGGGTACCAACAAATCCGTCAGAACAGATGTTAAAAAATACTATAGATAGTAATGAACACATCAGATCTGAAAGGATGGGAAGAGACGACTTCTAATTATAAAAATATAAAAAGTGATGATGAAGATTCTAACTATGACATTATCAGTGATGATAACGAAACTGATAGTGATAGTGATAATGAATCGGATATATATTTAGAAAGTAGTACAGGGGGTGAAACTGAAACTGAAACTGAAACTGATACAGACTCTTTAAAAGCATTCAAGCCAAAAGCAATTTCCACAGCCCAGAAAACAAAAGGTTATAAAAAACAAGATTTTAAAAAAATTATGGTAATAGAAGATTTATTACCCGAATAAAAATATATTTATATAATATAAAAAATGTCTGCCGCTGAAACTGTTACCCTTGTTACAAGAGAACTTGAATCTCAATCTCTCAACGCCGTCGTCGCTGGATTTTCCTTTGCGGCTGCCTTATCCTGGATGGACTTGGTCAGATGGATCGTTAATAGATTCGTCAAACTCAACAAAAATAGTGGTGTTAATTACGGTCTCACCGCCATCTTCACTACACTCTTGTCTGTTATAATCTATATCGTCATGTCCAGATTGTCATCGCGCGTCAGAAAACCAGACCAAACCCTCTACTCCGTTACTCGATAATCTTTTTTTTGGACGTTAACAATAATAAAAGTAAAACCCCAAATATAAGAATTATAAAAATCTGAATAAGAGCATCCCATTTATGTGAACTCTTCTCATCTTTATCAAAATCTTCTTTTTTTGTAGAAGTTTTTATGATATCATCGAGAGTACCCATATCTGTACCTTTTACACTTTTTTTACTCGATAACTGTTTTTTCATCGTATCAGATACCTGGTTAGGTTGATCTGTTTCAAGTCTATCTGTAGTCCCGGTAACAGATAATTTAATAATATGATTTGCATTTCTAAAATCATAAGGAATAAGTCTGTTATTACTACTGTAATAAAACTGAACTCGTAATTTTGTTATATTTTGAGAACCAGAATGAAAAATGTGTTCTATAGTATCATCTGTACCAGAATAATTAACAACATCACCACACATAAGTATACGACCAGTATAAAAAGGCGAATCAGAAAATACAGTTTTATTAAATTCATCTGAACCACTACTTAATTTTACAATAATACCATCTATACCCTGTAAATTAATACTTCCAGTTATAATTTTGTTATTAGAGTCCGACGAAACGTCGTTTGCTGGTAAACCAAGTACATCGTGTGGTGTAGTATACCCAGATACATTTGTATTGTATCCATTTGTCCCCGAATAAAAATCAAAAGTAAAAGAACCTGAACCAGTGAAAGTTATGGCATTTGTATCTTTATCAAAAGTAGCACTTGTAATAATACTAGAAGCAGTATTTATAGCATTAGCGAGAGTCTGACCACTATAATTACCAACAGGTATAGTTATTTGAGTACCACTTATATCAAATTTGTTATTTCTATCGTGTATGAGAAATTGACTATTATGTATGCGTGCTGATATTAGTGAAATTTTTTTAACATCATAAATAGGTGTTTTTAAAGATATCACGTAATCACTCGGATTAGAATATAAAACGGGGTCACGTTCGCTACTATCTATATCTAAGGTGTATACCTTCATTAAAATATAGTGATAATATTTTAATGATTGCATTAACTCAATTTTTATTTATTTTTTAAGAAAGATTGTGTGCTAATGGATTAGAATACAGTTGTTTTTTAGCTGTATTCAGGGAATTTTGAGATGCATTTGGATTTTGTCTACCTTTAAACGAATTCAATTCGTAATAATCGTTTTGTCTATATTGTTGAGTCCATCCACCGTTTGCTGAATTAACACGACCATCTATTCGTGTAGTATCCGATCGAAGTGTTGTTGGTATACCACCTTGGTTAAGAGGTCCTGCTCTAACATTCATGCGTCCACCCCCATTCATGCGTCCTGTTTTACCACGACGATCATCTATTCTAATTCCGTAACTCTGTTGTTTGTCGAAGTCACTTTGCTGAGCTTTAATAGCTGGTGAATTCAGATAACCATGCGCATATTTATTAATATTCGGTGCTGGATGATTAGAATATTCAAATTGTTCGATGTTACCATCCTTTTTATTTCTAGAAGGTGCCTGGTATAAAGTGTTTGCTGAAATAATTCTTTTTGGTGCTGCTATAGAAAGACCATCTGTTCTTGAACCCGTTTCTGATCGATTTGTCTCTCTTATTGTTTTTTCGTGACTACTTCTACCAGACATAGCAGACATACCTTGAGCTCTCCCCTGTTGAGGTGGAAGTCTGTCTGGTAAAAATGCAGTTTTCTCTGGTCTGTTATTTCCTATCTCACCCGATATACCTCTTCTGCCACCAGAATTATCAAATGCAGGACCAGAACGCCCTGGGAGTGTAGTTAGACGATAAGCACCAACATTTTCGGGGTTAACGCGAAATAATTGTTGATAACCACCAACCGAATCAATATCTGGACCAACCCCCAAACCTGGACCAACAAGTTGTTTTTCCACTGGTGAAATGTTATTCATTCTACCAGCATCAAACCGATTACGCATACCCATGAGTTCTTGACCACTCGTTCTAGGTTGTGGTGCTATATCAGCAAAGGAAGACGTTTCTAATTTATTTTGAAGTTGTGGTTGAGTAAAAGGACTAACAACAGATGGTACAAAATCTGGTGTAATTTGTTCTTCTGACAACTGTACAGTATTTTGTGTTACATAGTTTTCAGATTGTTCTGTTTTCTGACTTAATTTTTTTCCGGTATATACCAAACCAGCGATAGCTAAAATGGATAAAGGGTCCGCCATTCTTATTTGTTATTAACATTTTTATTCATGTATCTTTGAACAAACATACCATTTTTAATATCACATCGAGTACTCGATGCATCGTACGCCTGACTTCTTAATGGGAGATTACATTCTTTTGTTTCTGATGGTAAATAATTATTTCTACCTGGAGCAACTATTTTTTGAAACATGGTCGTCGACTGTGGTCTGAGTTGATCACTAGTTTCAATATATTGTGCGGGAGAACCCTTACCTGCCATATATGGAGCAGTTCCATACAGCATAGTGTTTGGTCTACTAGATGTATAATTAAGTGTACTGGGCTGAGGATAAAGTAAAACTTCCTCTGTAGCACACGAAGATGGTACAGCTGGATTTTGCACCAATTTCATTCCTGGTTGGAGTTGATACGCCATTTACTATTACATGAGAAATTGTTTAAGCAAATCGAGTATAAACTATTTTTTTTCGTTTCAAAATTATACAGAGCCACCATGCATACCGCTTCTTTTATTACTTTCATAATCTAATCCTGAAAAAGCACCTAATTGAACACCTCTAGCATTAGGATCACAGACTTCGGGATGTGTTTTACACATTGGGTCATCTTTTTTACCATATAACCACTCTGCAAATGCAGTTTGATCACCTGGAATATTACTAACGGGCGAAGTTACAAATTGTCTAGAAAATGCATTTCTTTGGTATTCTGGCATAGATGATCGAGATCTAGATGGTCCATATGGAATACCCTTCGTCAAAAGAGCATTTATATTTTTTTTAATATTTGATTTATTAGAATAACACGCCGATGGTCTATCTGGTCTACCATCAAAATCTGTTAAAAGAACATTACCAAGAGGGTTTTCTTGATTTGGCATCTGACATGCGTTAATATAAGTTTCCGAAGTTGGACTCGCCGATTCGTTTATTTTAGAACCATCTTTAATCATACCAGAGCTATGCATAACATACAAAACACCCAAAGCTGTTCCACCTAATACAAATATACGAACATCACGGCGTATAAGGTAAAGAAAACAAGTCGCGTATATAATAAATCTAGCAGTAGCATTCACACGTTCTCCTGCACTCTGAGTATCTGTTGGCCAAAATTTGTCTATTTTATCTGTTCTAATTATTTGTTTTGGATCTTCAAACAACGAAGTCATTTTATATATAATGAGTTTATTTTTTCAACATTCCACCTAACATACCCTGCATAGATTTCATGAGTGCAGATTCATCAATTTTTTCACCACTATTTTCCAATTTATCGGCACATTGTTTTGCAACCGTTTCGATCATAGATAATGTATCTTCTGGGATAGCATTAATTGTTGTACCCAACATATACAGTGTTTGTATATATTGCCATATAGCACCTTTGGTATTTTCAGAAATATCACCCCAATACGCCCTGATGTTACAATCTTTCATAAAATCCATATCCTTTGCATCTTCGAGAAGAAAAGAAT